ACCGGATCACATTCTCGCAAGGCGCAAACTCTTCTCGTTCGTCGCGCCGACTGAAGGCCCTGATGGCCGCGCTGGGGAGATCGACCAGGACGTATGCGACGGGATCGGGCAATTCCATGCGCTGGGAATGTTGGACGGTCATCCGGTTGACGGCTTGGAGCTGAGGAATATCGGCCGCGAATGGCGGGACTGGTATGTGACCCTCCTTCGTCGGCAGGGGTTCAAGGGCGGCGGCTACGAGCGGATGGACAAGGCTCGGGAGCGTGAGCCGAGGGTTAGCGAACGCATGGACCGGATGGACGAAGCTCTGTTGGGATTTGAACGATCGGCGTGCATGAGCTTGCTGATCGATCCGGTGGTCGGAAGCTGGCCGATGGGTGAATCTGATGCCCCGTGGGTGCGCTCATTGATCGACTATGCCCTGCTTGAACGGGGTCGGTTGGTGAAGTTCGCCAGGTTCCCGGATGCGAACGACTATGCGTTGCTTGGAGCTGCCATGCGGGGCTTGTTCCAGCTTTATGATGCATCGTTGCCTGGGCGGTATGAACGGAGGGCGGCATGAATAGGAAACACGAACCCTATTGCGCGGCCCCTGATTTTATGCTAAACAAAGGTATTGCTTGGAATTGCGCCTAGAGCGCACCACCCTCCGCCTCGGCGGTTCCCCGGCCAGAACCCAAAGCACCTTCAAGAGAAGCAAAGCTGCTGAGACAGCCGAGGCGATTCTGCGCCGGGGATTAACCAATGCTCCGCTTCGTCAAGCGCCTGTTTGAAAGACCATCGACCGTGGCAGAAATGGCGTCACAGGTTCGGGAAGGTATGGAGTGCCTAGCCCGAGCCGTTTGCGCGCTTGCCGTCGAGAGACATGCCAAGGACCCAGGCCACCACCGCGAGCTGGCGGCGATCCTCTACATCGACTGCATGAACAACTTTCACGACGTTAAGGTCAGGCCCGAAACCCGCGAGTGGCTGGCAAAGCTGCTCGGCATCGATCCCCGCAATGTCCAGAAGTGGAACCGATAATGCACATCCTCATCGCTCTCCTGGTTCTCGTCGCGTTTGGCGGCGGAATCTACGGCATTTACCGCCTTGCCAAGAAGGGCGGCGTGCTTCCTCCCCAGTGATCCTCTATCGCCCAGCGCCCAAGCTTCGGGCGTGGTGGTTATCCAAACTCTGCGAAGGCTACGGCTGCGCTGGCTTGGCTTCGCTGCTTTATGGGCGCCACTTGGCGCCGATCCCTCCCAACATTCCCGCGAACGACCGCGACAGACTGAATTGGTGAAGGACTCCATCATGTTGGAAAAGATCAAGGCCGAGCTGGCCGAAGCAATGGGCAAGCTGGAACAGGCCATTGCTGCAGCCGATCAGGAAGCGGCCCGCATTCATGCACGCGTCATCCGCGCGCTTCACGACCTCCTCTAGGGACGACCGGCAATGATTTCATTCCAGCCGATGCAGGCTTCGACGGTAAACATCTCGGTCGCGGCAACAACCGCCAATGTGCTGATTGAGAACTTCTCGGGCGCAAACCAGATCCGCGTGTTCAACAATGGCAGCGCGACGGCGTGGATTGAGTTCGGTGGCTCCGGCGTTGTTGCAACCCTCACGAGCAGCATTCCCATTCCCGCCGGTGCGATTGAGGTGTTCTCGGTCGGCTCGGCCGCGAGCACGGTTTATGCTGCTGCGATTGCCGCTGCTTCAACGGGCTCGATCTACTTCACTCCAGGCTCCGGCCTTTAATCAACCTCAAATCCTGTCAGCGCCCATTCGCTTAAGCGAAAGCGCCCTCGGAGGGATTATATGGCCGATGAGCCTAAACTAGGCGCGAATAGGGGCAACGCCGGTAAGGGCAGACCCAAGGGCAGTCCGAACAAGACGACGACTATCGCCAAGGAGGCAATTGCGCTCGCGGCTGATAAGCTCGGCGGCGTCGAGCGTTTAGTTGCATGGGCGAAAGAGGATGAAAAGAACGAGCATTCGTTCTGGTCATCGATCTATCCGCGCCTGTTGCCGCTGCAGGTGAATGCCGACTTGGCCGGTAGCATCGTTCACACGGTTGCTCACAAGATCATCGATGACAACGCTCACAATTGACGTTGCCAGGGTATTCCGCCCGCTGCTCGATCCATCTCGATACAAGGGCGCATGGGGCGGCCGTGGCTCGGGCAAGTCGCAATTCTTCGCCGGGCTGATCGTTGACCTCAGTATCCGCAAGCACGGCCTTCGGTCACTATGCTGCCGCGAGGTTCAGAAGTCCTTGAAGGAATCGGCCAAGCGGCTGATCGAATACAAAATCCAGGAATACGGCGTCGGGCATCTGTTCGAGGTGCAGGAAAGTCAGATCAAGACGCCCGGCGATGGACTGATCGTGTTCGCCGGGCTTCAGGACCACACAGCGGAATCGATCAAGTCATACGAGGGCTTTGATGTTGCGTGGGTCGAAGAGGCCCAGACGGTAAGCCAGAAGTCGCTCAACCTTTTAAGGCCGACCATTCGTAAGCCGGGCAGCGAATTGTGGTTCAGTTGGAACCCGAGGCTTCGCAACGACCCGGTGGATATAATGCTGCGAGGAGACGAGCTTCCAACCGGCTCGGTCGTGGCCCACGCCAATTGGGACAAGAACCCGTGGTTTCCCGCCGAGCTTGAGCAGGAGCGCCTGGACTGCCTTCGGATGCAGCCCGAGCAATATGCCCACATCTGGGAAGGCGATTACGTTACTGTCGCTGAAGGTGCGTATTACGCCAAGGACTTGGCCGAAGCGAAACGGGCCGGACGGATTGGCGAGGTCGCTCCTGACCCGCTGATGGAATACCGCTGCTTCTGGGACATAGGGACGAGAGATGCGACGGCGATCTGGGTTGCGCAGTTCGTCGGCTCTCAAATAAGAGTATTGGATTACTATGAAGCGGTAGGACAGCCGCTCGCGGCGCATCTTGGCTGGCTACGGTCTGCTGGGTACGCATCCGCTATCTGCTATTTGCCCCATGACGGGGCCGCCGTCGATCATTTATCTGCGGAGCGATTTCAGGATCACATTGCAGCCGCTGGCTTCCGCACAGAGATAGTCAAGAACCAAGGCAAGCAAGCGGCAATGAAGCGCGTCGAGGCGCTGCGTCGGATGTTCCCCTCGATCTGGTTCAACGAAAAGACTACGGAGGCCGGGCGCGCCGCGCTGGGCTGGTATCACGAAAAGCGCGACGAAAATCGCAACATCGGGCTCGGTCCTGAGCACGATTGGGCATCGCACGGCGCGGACGCGATTGGGCTCATGGCGATTGCTTACGAGGCGCCACGGGTTGCCCAGAAGCTCGATTACTCGGCGGTCATTAGGAGAGTTGTCTGATGGCCGTTGAGATCGCCGATGACTTGATGGCGTTCCTCGACGAAGAGTCGGCGCGCTCCCGCATGGAAGCCGTCCAGCTTCGCGCCGAAACCGCCCTGAAGTCCTACAACGGCGACTATTACGGCGACGAGGTTGACGGCAATTCAAAGGTTGTCAGCCGGGACGTTGCCGAGACCATCGACTACATGAACGTTGCGGTCCTGAGAACATTCGTTGCCGGTGATCGGGTTGTCGAGTTCGAGCCGGACAGTCCACAAGCCGAGCAGTTCGCCGACGATGCGACCGAGACCATCACGCGCCAGTTCGCGCACAAGGGCTATCAGCTCCTTCACGACTGGCTGAAAGAGGGAAACATCAATACGCTCGGCATCGTCAAGGCGGTGGCCGAGCGAAAGCGCGAGCGCGTTACTGTCGTCACTCATGACCCCGAAGGGATTGGCGCAATTGGCGCTGACTATATCGGGACGCACCCGGAGAGCGGGGTCGACCTCTACAACGCTGCCATATTGAAGGACGGCAAGACCGAGTTCCGCGATTACCTTGTGCCGCTGGAAGAGTTCAGGATCAGCCCAGAGGCGCGCGACCCCGATGACGCGGTTTACATCGCCCACGCGGCCCCGGTCACGATTTCCGACCTGGTTGAAATGGGTTTCGACCCAGAGGATGTGGAAGATGTCCAGGGCGACGATGCGGTAACGCAATTCTCCTCGCTTGCCCTTGCCCGCGACGAGGGAATGAGCGTCCTTGCCGGGGATGCGCGGATCGGCGCCAACCGCCGCGTGATCCTGATGGAGGAATATGTTCGCTTCGACGCGGACCGGGACGGGATTGCCGAGCGGCTGTGCATCTGGCGCGTTGGGAATACCATCCTCAAGATCGAGCCGACCGATTATCAGCCGTTCGTCATCTACTGCCCGTTCCCGATGCCCGGAAGGATTGTGGGGGACAGCCTTGCCGATAAGGTGACCGACATCCAGCGGGTCAACACGGCGCTGATGAGGTTAGCGCTGGATGGTCTCTATCGTAATCTCGCGCCAAGAACCTACGTCCCTGATGAGTGCGTCAATGCTTCCACGATCGACGACCTGCTCAACGTCATCCCGGGCGGCCTTGTCCGCCACAAGGGCGTTGCCAAGCCAGAGCCGGAACCGAAAAACGACGTAAGCGCGACCGCCTTCCAGGCAATCGAGTTCATGATTGGCCAGCGTGAGTCCCGAACGGGCATCACGCGCATGAACCAGGGGCTCGACGCCGACGCCCTCAACAAGACCGCGACCGGCACTGCGCTGATGCAGGCGCAGGGTCGGCAGATGGAGGAGTATCTCGCCCGCAACTTCGCCGAGGCGGTGGCGAAGCTGATGCGCCTGAAGCTGCTGCTGATGGTCCGCTATGGCTCACCAATGCAGCTTCGGGTTGACGGCCAATATCGCCAGATCGACCCGTCGCAATGGCCCGAGGAGATGAACGTCGTCATCCGCGTCGGGCTCGGAACCGGACACAAGGACCAGCGCATCCAGAACCGGATGA